TTTCGAAAACACAATAAGTGGGTCTGATTTGTTCAATAAGTTTATGCAAGTACGGAAAGATGTGGCGAGGGTCTTGCGAACCTCCCCTTTTGCCACTTGTTGAGAAGGGTTGACACGGATATCCAGAGGTGAGGATATCTGGTCGTTCTGAAATAAATCTTTTTGGGTCATCTGCGATCTCCTTTACATCATCAAAGATTGGAATTCCTGGAAAGTTTTTAGCAAGAACTTTCTGACAAAACTTGTCTGTGTCGCAAAAAGCGATAGGCTCGGATAACTTTGCCATGGAAAAACCCACGGCAAAGCCACCAATACCACTACATAAATCTAAGTGTTTAAGCATCATAACTCTGCCTCAAAACTACAACTGCCTTGTTCAAGTATGCAATTATAAATCTTTTTACCAAGATGCAATCTTGCATACCATTCCAAGTAATACTTAATTCCTTGCTCAGTATGTTTTGTAGGGTGTGCCTTTTCATCAAGATATTCAATTAACGTTTTGTTGTTATAGCCTTCACGAGATTCAAAAAAGTCATCTAAGAGTTTTTTGTATTTACCCAAATGCCTATCACACTCAAGTATACCTTTGTGAACATCTTTCTTATTATCTTCATCAAAATAATAATCTAGATACCTTGTTTCTCCTTCTACTCCGAAGAAATCGGCATCATTGCTTGATTGAACGGCAAACCAAAATTTGCCGTCAATGTCTCCATTATAATATCTACCCATTTTTTATGTCCTCCAATTTAAATTCATGTTTCAATTTCCAAAGACAATTATCTAACTTCCTTATGTCTGATAAATAAATGTCTTCGATCTCTCTAATGTTTAACAAGACACCATCAAGTGCTTTGTATGTATTTTCAATTGCAACCAATTGATCTTGAGTAAGAGATTTCTTTGCTTTCTTTCTCAAAGCATCTTGCTTATCTCTTTCTAATTCCCATTTAGATTTTCTACCCATTTTTAATGTCCTCCTTTATTGCTAGTCCTATGTGATATGCATGTTGGGGAACTATCGCATTCCCTAACATCTTCAGTCTGTTTGCTCTGTTTTGTTGCTCGACTGTGATTCTTGGGACTCCTCTAGGCTCGTCCATCCAATAGGATACCCCATTAGCCACTCTGTCCAATCGCAATTGAGCCTCGCATCTCCTTCCGTTTGATATATCTTGTGAGTCAGATCTATCTGTCTCCCATCCTTCAATCGCTTTTCGTAATACTGATTGTTGCCATTGTATGAATGTTTCTTTAGTCCACTGTTCGGAGTTGGAAACTTCCACTCTTCCATCCTCGGTGGTCTTAAAGTTACCCCATTCATCATAGATCGTGCCTCGTCCTCCGACAATTCTCCCCTCTCCACTTTCTTTCTGAAGATCATTGTCTGTCCCTCCGATGCGTGTCCGAATCCCTTGGTTGTCGGAGTTGGATACATCTCCATTGTTTTGGGATCGACTTGTTCCCTCAAATTGCTTGGTCTCTTTCGACCTTTCCTCGCACCCTCTTGGAGTCTCTTTGTTCCCTCTTCCGATCTCGGAGGAAGATAATCCATGGTAGTAGGAGTCGCCCAAGTTTTTACAGATGATCCAGACTCGATCTCGTTTGTGTCTCGCTCCGATACTGCTAGCCGAAACAACAAATGTCCTCGTTTGGTAGTTAAGGTTTTCCATTGTAAAGAGTGCCTCGTCAAGTCCCATGGAGACATGCCCATAAACATTTTCGAAAACGCAATAAGAGGGTCTAATTTGTTTAACAATTTCATGGATGTACGGAAAGATGTGTCTAGGGTCTTCCGTGCCGAGCCTTTTGCCACTTGTACTGAAGGGTTGACATGGGTATCCTCCACTAAGGATTCCGATTGGTTGTTGAATAAATTTTCTTGGATCACTTGCTATCTCCTTTACATCGTTAAATATTGGTACATTTGGAAAATTTTTTGCTAAGACTTTTTGACATGGTTTGTCAAAGTCACAGAATGCTATGGTTTTGGAAAGGTTTGCCCATTTAAATCCAAGAGCAAACCCACCAATGCCACTACATAAATCAAGATGGTTAATCATTGTTATTTCCTCCTTGATAATATTTATCTATCAATTCATAAACTCTGTTTCTAAAAGCATGATAGTTACTCCTAGATTCATCGTCATTCCAATCGATCTTGTGACCCACCTCTTCCAATAAATTTGGAAGAGATGTATCTAATTTTATAAACTGATTGTCATCCATTACATTTCCCTTTCATAACTTCTAAAAGTTTCTAAGGCTTTTTCAAATGGCATGTCATTAAGAATAAAACTTTTTGGATACTTATCTTTTATGTATGCCATAAGTCCTCCAATGTTGTTTTGAATTTTTGCAAGACTATATTGACCACTCTTGATATCATTCTCATCTCTAAAAAACATAATGTTTTTCTTCATGTTTCTTTTCAAAAGTTTAGTATCAAGATGTTTGTATAACTCGTCATGACAATAATGTTCCAAGTCTAGATCAGTAGAGTAAGTTTGCCCACCATACTCCCAAGTTGATTTACCAAACTTTGCAACACACCATTCATTAATTTCTTGAAGTCTGAAACCATTCTCATGCCATACATGTTGTCTATCACTACCACCATGACCATCGTTTGAAACCTCAACTGCTTTCTTGCCATTGATGTATACTGTTGCATTATAACATGGTGTTTCTTCTGATCCTCTTTTATAGTAGGATATATTTTTTACTTCTATTTTATTTATCTTCATTTTTATCTCCTCCGATAAGTTCTAGAAAAGGTTTGTAATATAGATCCTCAACTGTCCAATCGTTAAGGATCTGCTCTGCACATTGACGAATAAAAGTGCCTTTGAATTTTTGACCACCGACCACGAACTCTTCTTGCTCGATCACTGTCAATGCTTGTTCATTCGTCAATCCATCGTCATTGAGTAAAGAACCCAAGTGAGTTTCTACATCAATAACTAAATCTTTTAATCTACTCATTTTTTATCTCCATAGTTGTTATATAATCTTCTAACATTTTATTACAAGTCTTTGCAACTTTTATTTAGTTAACATGTTAAATTCCTGGATTTTGTTTCCAATTTCTAGGGTTATCTTTATCTTCAAATGAAATTCTTTTTTCAGTTAGTTGATAGATAACTCCATTGTCATTTAACTTGTTAAGTAATATTGGCATCTCACAATCTTCTTCGAGTGCAAACAATTCTTCATTCTTTGTTCTGTATGCATTTGGAAAATCGCTTGGATGTAATCTTGCCTTACGAAGATCCGTTCTTGTTACAATTGCCCAACCATGAGCATCGTCAATTAAATATGGTATGTTTAAAACTCCTATCATTTACTTGCTCCTTATTGTTATTATTAAATCTTGAGGTATCGAGGATAAATTCTCTGTCCATCCTCGACCTCCACATGATGGACAAGTAACAACTTCCTCACAACTGATTGGTATGTATCCATGTCCAACACAATCTTCACATTCATATTGAAGAGTTGCTCCACTATCCTTAAGCATTGCCAATTGACCATTGATCATTGTTTCCTCCCTATTAATTTTTCACATAAAACTTTCATCTGCTTGTAGGTAATACCCTCGTCACAAGTAAAACCAAACTCTTCAGAAAAATATTCATTGAATGATCTCTTGTCTAAATAAAGATAGTCATTCCATAAATCGACAATCTTTTCTTGATCATCTGCAATTCGATCATTGTAACGATTTCTAAAATCTTCTGCTTTTTCCCAAACATTTATAAACTTTCTAAGACATCTTTCTTGAATGTTTGACAATGTTACATTCCCACAATGATGATCATATAGAAGATCATCTGCACTAATTAGAGGATTGAATTTATTTCTTAACAACCATCTATCATATAGTTTTGTTAATGCTTTAAAACTGTCCATTATTTATTTCCTTTCGGATTAAACCAATTCTTAGTTAATTTCATTAATAGAATATCGACATCAACAAAATTTCTTTCGCCATTAACTTTCCATGTAGATGTTTGAGAAGTTTGCTCTTGTCTTAGAATTGCTTTTAAAACTTCTTGATCTTTTTTAGTTAAATAAATATTCACTTTTATCCTCCATAATTTTTAACTTAAGAAGAGCCTACCATAAAAATTAAATAAAAAAAACATTTAATTGCAATTAATCACAATTATTTTACTTATATAGTCTTTTTCACAACGAAAATTAATTTAAAAATATTTTTGAGAAAATAGGCGTGTAAGTGTGTAAGTGTGTAAACTGTCCTCTAACCATTGTCCACTAACAAATAATTTACACACTTTGTACACATTTACACACTTGAAATAACACAAGCACATATGCGAGTTTTTATTTTTTCCAAATTGATTTGGTTGTAGAAATCCCTTATATTGGCTTTATGGCTAATAAAAATAAACTTACTGCAAGACAAAGAGAATTTGCTAAACACTATGTTGAGGGTATTTATTCTGCAAAACAATGTGCAGTTAAAAGTGGATATTCAGAGGATAGTGCTAGACATCATGCATCTAAATTATTAAATGGAAAAGATTTTCCTTTGGTAGTTGAATATATCAAAGAACTTCGAGATGAAAGAGAAAGAAGATATGGAGTAACTTTGATTGGTCAATTAAAAAGATTATCTGAACTCTCTCACAAAGCAGAAGAAGAGGGACAATTTTCTGCATCAATAAATGCAGAAGTAAAAAGATCTGCACTAGGTGGGTTGACAGTTGATAGGAGAGAACAAAATCATATTCATCAACTTGATAAACTTAGTCGAGAAGAAATAGTTTCTAGACTACATCAAATCAGATCAGAATATCCTCATGCTTTTGTAGAGGGACAATTTAAGAAAGTAGATGATGACAGAGAAAAATCTTTGGTTGCAATTGAAGAAAAATCTACCACCAAAAACTCATTATCAAAGAATTGAAAACAGAGTTTCAAATGGCATGTGTGACACTTTTTTATGTCATGATGGTATATCTGTATTTGTTGAATTAAAAACAACAAAAAACAACACAATAACACTCCAAAAGTCACAGATTGCTTGGAATATGTCACTTTTTACTTCAAAAGGGTTGTCTTTTTTCTTGGTTAAGCACCTCTTGACCTCTGACCTATTTTTATTTGAGGGGGGTCAAGCCATTGAATTATATGAAAAAGGGTTGCTTACCAAGTGTAAATTAAAAACAAAAGACATGAAAGAAATTTTAGATTTCATTTTTCCAGGCCTTTAACATGTTAACTATTTTTTAGGCAGCAATTAACATGTTAACTATCGCCTTGCGTCTTGCGATTTGTGACA